CTTGATGCCAGCAGACACGACTCTCAAAGTATCGATAGGTCCAGAGGTGTCGCCTCCATATTTCTTACACATAACGACCCTCTGTCCAACACTGCTAAAGACTCTGTATCCTTGAGCGTCTAATACTTGTCTAGATGCAAGAATATCTCTTTTACCATATAAGATTTCTGCGAAAGAGATATTAACGGTGCCTCCATATAGAGAATTGTCCTCTGAGGCGATTGTGGGGGAATACGATGCTATTGTGGTTCCTAGATCCCTCGGTCTGAACAACACGCGTAGCGTGCCGTTTGTGTCAGACGATAGAGTAGTCGAAGATTCCCAATTGTACGTGGATGTTTCTATTGGGTAAATGTTAGGAATCTTCGTACGTACATTAGTGAAAGGATCAATCAAACTCTGTGCGTATTCGACTTCACTAGAGGTAAAGTGGGATTGTTTCTCTTGTGCGTCAGGTCGATCGCGCAACACTTTACTTTCGTTTGGTCCAATACGTCCGTCAACTCTCATCAGCCTAACATCGTTGGTGGGATGTGCTTTGAAAGCTGGGTCGATCTTTTTCCTTGGCTTGATTTTTACGGCGCCCGATCGCAGCACTTTGCTGGGCGCACGACGGTTGATTCTGTTATTAACTTTCTTCATTTTCAGAGATATCGTCGACAATGACGCGAATGAGCGGGTTTTCATTGTTATAACTATTAATTACGAGATCCGCGAGACAACCAATCTCACAGTTCAAAAGACTGTTCGGAACATAAACGGGTTGCCCGGGTTCGGTGACGTGTGCCAGATTATATAAAGTGGACACTAAAATTTCAGGTTGGGTATTAGTGTGGATCGAATATCCTACCATCTCGTCCACGGGGTTAATCTGGTTGTCTACCATTGCGATGTTAACAAACTTTTTGTCGCGTATGCTCAGAATCTTTTCATTTCTAACACCATATGCTAAACGAGCTTGGTAGATGAGTGAGGTGAGTGGCATCGATCGACAGCCATGGAGTTCGGTGTAAGCGACGGCATAAGCGTGTGTGCGAGGGTCTTTAATGTATGTGAGCTCGGCGCCACTGTAGTACCTAGACCCGGTGATAGCCTTCTTTATATCCCGAACTATAACAATTTTGCCGTTGGTGAGAATTGAACGCTTAGAAATGAACTCCAAATCCCACCAATAACCAAAATTGAGTGACTTAGCTGCTTGACCTAACCCATGAGCTCGATTAGTTTTGGGTGCGTCGTAGACTTGCCAGAACGAAACTGTCCAATTTTCAACGTCTTTGGATCTGATCCACATGCACGCATCGTCGCCGGACACGAA